GGACTGCGTTCCAAACTATTGAAACTGTTCGACAACCTGAAGGATGATACCGTTGGGCGAGGCGCTCTCGAAATCCTCGACAGTCCTGGAGTCGAGGACGACCCATGGGACGGGCTATAACCACTTGGCGGAAGTCTTCGCCGGACTGGCGGCGATTTTCGATCCGCAACTCCGATACACGGTGTCAGAGGCGGCCGAGAAGTTCCGCTATCTGAACAACCCGGGATCGTATGTCGGGCCGTGGAAGAACTCCGAAGTCCCGTACATGGTCGAGCCGTCGGACACCCTGCGGTCGCGCGAGTATGCCGGCACGGTGTTCGTCGGGCCGGCCCAGTGTGGCAAGACCGACGCCCTGATCCTGAACTGGATCGCCTACATGGCGACGGTCGAGCCGGGCGATATGGCCGTGTTCCTGCCCACGATGGCCATGGCCAAGGACTTCTCGACCCGTCGTATCGACCGTCTGATGCGGCACAGCGAGGACGTCGGTCGGATGCTGCTGGGCGGCCGATCGGCGGACAACCTATTCGAGAAGCACTTCTCCAACGGCTCGATGCTGTCCCTCGGGTGGCCCTCGGTCAGCCAGTTCGCGTCGCGGCCCATCATGCGGTGCGCCCTGACGGATTACGACCGTATGGACGACGATATCGAGGGGGAGGGCGCCCCGTTCGACCTCGCCCAGAAGCGCAACACCACGTACGGGTCGTTCGGCATGACGCTCGCCGAGTCCAGCCCGTCCCGGGAGGTCACGAATACCCGGTGGCTGGCGTCCAGCCCGCACGAAGCCCCGCCCTGCGAAGGTATCCTGAGCCTGTACAACCGTGGCGATCGGCGACGGCTCTATTGGCCTTGCCCCCGGTGTCACGAGTTCTTTCAACCGGACTTCGAGCATCTGGTGTGGGACGAGGCGGACACGTCGGCCGCCGCTGCGGCGACGACCCGTCTGGTGTGCCCGCATTGTGCCTACCCGATCCGGTTCGCCGAACGGGACGATATGTACCCGGAGTCGCGCTGGCTGAAGGAAGGCCAGGCGATGTCCCGTGGCACGTTGATCGGCGAAGGCCGCAAGAGCAACACCGCCTCGTTCTGGCTGTTCGGCCCGGCCGCCCGGTTCACGACCTGGGCGAAACTGGTCGAGACCTACCTGGACGCGGAGAAGGACTGCGAACAGACCGGGTCCGAGGAGACGCTAAAGAAGTTCTGGAACACGGATATCGGCCGCCCTTACGTCCCCAAGCGAAGCCAGACGCAACGGTTGCCCGAGGTCATCAAGGCCCGGGCGGAGCCGATGGCCGATCGGGAGGTTCCGCCGGACACCCGGTTCTTGGTTGCCCAGGTCGACGTCCAAGCCAACCGGTTCGAGGTCCAGGTTCTCGGGGTCTTGCCGGGCGACCCGTTCGATCTGGTCGTCGTCGACCGGTTCCAGATTATCAAGTCGATGCGGACGGACGGTGACGACGACCGCCTCTGGGTCAAGCCGGCCGCCTACCTGGAGGACTGGGACGTTCTGATCGAGAACACCCTGAAGAAGACCTACCCGCTCAGCGATGGCAGCGGCCGACGGATGCGGGTCAAGGGGGTCGCCTGTGACTCCGGCGGCCGGGCAGGGACGACGACCAACGCGTACGCCTTCTATCGGAAGCTGAAGGGGCTGAACTTGGCGGCCCGGTTCACCTTGGTCAAAGGTGACTCGTCGCCAGGGGCGCCGCGGACCAGGATCAGCTACCCGGACGCCCAGAAAAAGGACAAGCTGTCGGCCGCCCGCGGAGATGTTCCGGTCCTGCTGCTGAACCCGAACGTCCTGAAGGACGCGGTCGCCGGACGGATCGACAACATCGAACCGGGCAAGGGGATGATCCGGTTCCCTTCGTGGTTGCCGGACTCCTACTATTCCGAACTGTGCGCCGAGACCCGGACGCCGAAGGGCTGGGAGAACCCCGGCCACTACCGGAACGAGGCCTGGGATTTGTGCTACTACGGCCTCGGCTATCTGGTCTCGTCGTACGTCCAGGCGGAGGCGTTGAACTGGAGCCGTCCGCCCGGCTGGGCCGCCCCGTGGGACGTCAACGACCTGGTGTTCGCGACCGAAAAGGATACGTTTGCGCCTGAGAAGAAGGCGGAGTATGATTTCCGGGCACTCGGCCGGCGGTTGGCCGCGTAGGCGGGAGATTATCGAGTGGCGACCACCGCGCAACTGCTGGCCCAGGCCGAAGCCGCCTATCATCAGTTGATGACGGGCACGTCGCCGCGTGTCGTCGTCGACCAGAACGGCGAGCGGATTGAGTACACGGCGGCCAACCGAACCGGCCTGTACTCGTACATCCAGGAATTGAAGGCGTTGATCGCCGCCCCGACGGTCAACCCGGCAATCCGGAGGCCGATGCGGATATGGCTTTGAAACGCTCCCGCCGTACGGCGGTCACCGTCACGTCGGCGGCACCCGTCGCCCTGGGCGGCCTGGAGGGGGCGGACACGACGTCCCGTCGTCTGGCATCCTGGCGGGCGCCGTCCGGCAGCGCCGACGTCCTGATCAACCGCGCAAAGCCCGTGGCGGACGACCGCGGGCGGGACTTGGCACGGAACGACCCGACCACAGCGAACGCCGTCAAGATCCACCAGAACAGCATCGTCGGGTCCCACTACCGGCTGTCGGCCATGCCGAACTGGTTGGTCCTCGGGGCGACCGAGGCGTGGGCCGACGAGTTCCAGAAGGTGATCGAGGCCCGGTTCATGCTGCTGGCCGAATCTCCGAAAAACTGGCTGGACGCCAGCCGGAAGTTGACGTTGACGGACAAGGTTCGCCTGGCCGTCGCCAGTTTCGTCGTGACCGGCGAGTCGCTCCAGGTCGCCGAGTGGATCAAGGACGCCGACCGGCCCTGCCGAACGGCCATCCAGCACGCCGCGCCGGCCCGATTGAATAATCCAAACGGCGTGTCCGACTCCAGCACCATGCGGCGCGGGGTCGAGATCGACGCCCGCGGCCGGCCGATCGCCTACCACGTACAGGCCAACAACCCGGGCGATTTCGGGGTCAATTTCGACCTTTGGACGTGGAAACGGGTGCGGGCTGAATTGCCGTGGGGCAGGCCCCAGGTGTTGCACATTTTCGACCCGCTGGAGCCGGGCCAGAACCGAGGGTTGTCCGACTTGGTCGCCGCGATGGAGACCATGCAGATGACCCGGAAGTTCCGGGGGGCCACGCTGGAGAACGCCATCGTCAACGCCACCGTGGCTGCTGCGATCGAGTCGGAACTGCCTTCCGAGGTAATGGTCGCCGCTATGGGCGGCGGCACGGACTCTTCGGCCTGGGTCAGCCCTATCGGCCAATACCTGTCCGCTCTCGACGGCTATGTCGGCGAGGCCAACGGCCTGCGGATGGACGGGGCGATGATCCCCCACCTATTCCCGGGGTCTAAGCTGACCATGAAGCCGGCCGGCACACCGGGCGGAGTAGGAACGGATTTCGAAGGATCGCTGCTACGGCACACGGCGGCCGGCCTCGGCGTGTCGTACGAAGAACTGTCGCGAGACTATGCCCGGCTGTCCTACTCCGGCGGCCGGCTGTCCCTTCAGGCGACCGAGCGGTTTATGGCCGCCCGGAAGCGGCTGGTCGCGGACAAGACGGCCAACTTCGCCTATACCCTCTGGTTGGAGGAAGAAATCAACCGGATGGAGAACATCCCGTCGCTGCCTGGCAAGAGCCGTGTCCAGACCCGAGACGCCTTCTACGCCCCGCTGGGCCGGGAGGCGTTCTGCCGGGCAACGTGGATTGGCGCATCGGCCGGCCAGACCGACGAGATGAAAGAAACCCAGGCCGCCCTCATGCGGGTCAAGGCCGGCCTGTCCACCCGAGAGGCCGAGTGCGCCAAACTGGGGAAGGACTACCGGGAGGTCTTCGAACAGCTCGCCCGCGAGGATAAACTGGCGGAGTCGATGGACCTGGAGTTCAACCTCGACGCCACCAAACAGGGCAAGGGCGAACAGCAGGCCACGCTCCGCGACAACCAGGATGACGAAGCATGAGCCAGTACACCGCCGCCCGGGTCCTCTCGGAGTTCAACACCCGCCCGGCGTATGTCGCAAGCGGGTCGGCCACCCAGAACCGGGAACTCGAATCCGCCGTGATGGCCGCGGTCCGCGTGCTGAGCGCCGCCGACTCGGACGCCCAGGAGCGCGAGTTCGGCGCCCGGATGACGGCGACGTTGGCCGCCTACGGCCTCGGGTCGCCGGCGCCAAGCAAGCCGTTCGCGTTCGCCAGCGGCGTTGCGGTCATCCCGGTTCACGGCGTCCTGATCAACCGCTTCCCGAGTTCGTGGGGCTTTGTCACCGGCTACGACTTCATTCGCCGACAGACGGCCGAGGCCGCCGCCGACCCGGACGTCCAGGTGATCGCGTACGATGTCCATTCACCGGGCGGCACGGTCGCCGGGTGCCCGGAGACTTATTCCGCGATCCTGTCGCTCCGCAGCGCGAAGAAGACCGTCGCTATCGTCGACTCGGCTGCCTACTCCGCCGCGTACTATCTCGCCTCCGCCGCCGACCGGATCGTCGTCACGCCTTCTGGCGGGGTCGGCTCGATCGGCGTCGTCGCGGCACGGTGGGATATGACCAAGATGGCCGAGGACGCGGGCGTCAAGGTCACGTTCATCTATGCCGGGAAGCGCAAGCTGGACGGCAACCCGATGACCGAGATGTCGGACGACGAGAAGAAACGGATCACGGCGTCCGTAGATTCGGCCTACGACGGGTTCGTCGCCGCCGTGGCTGCTGGGCGAGGGATTTCGGAAGAAGCCGTCCGCGCAACGGAGGCGGCCTGCTACGACGCGGAAGAAGCATTGCAAGCCGGCCTTGTTAACGATATCATGACGCCCGACATGGCCTTGCAGGCCGCTCTTGCGTCCGAGGAGGATGATGACATGACCGCACAGGGTTCGCCCGCCCAGCCTGCCGCCGCCGTCGAGACCGTCGACACGGTGGCGATTGCGGCGCAGGCCACGACCGCGGAGCGCGCCCGTATCTCGGGCATCCTGGCGAGCGACGAAGCGAAGGCCCGTCCCGCGATGGCCCTGCACTTGGCCACCAAGACCGGTATGTCGGTCGACGATGCGAAGGGCCTGCTGGCCGTCGCCGCTGTCGAGACCGCCCCAACCGCCCAGGTGACGAACCCGCTGGAGGCCGCGATGACCGCCGCCGGCACCCCCGGTGTCGGAGCCGATCCGGCGAACCTCGCCGGCGCGGACACCCCGGAAGCGAAGACCAACGGTCTGCTGGCCGCGTACGCCGCCGTGACCGGAACCAAGTTCCTGGTCAACTGAGGAGACCCCGATGACCACCGTACTCGACTCTGATCTGGCCAACAGCGATCTGTCGGCCGGCTCCTTCTCCCCCTCTCAGTTCATCCTGAACGGCCCGGTCGTCACGGCCTCCGTCGTCGTCCTGACCGGCGAAGACCTTGCCAAGTATCAGGCCATCGGGATCAACGCCGCCGGCAAGGCCGTTGCGTGGTCGCCGACCGCGACCGCCCAGACCGGCGACACCTACGCCCGCGGCACTCTGACGTTCGGCGGCCAGCCGACCGCCGACGACACGGTGACCCTCAACGGCACGGCGATCACGTTCAAGGCGTCCGGCGCGACCGGCGCACAGGTCAACATCGGCGCCACGGCCACCCTGACGGCGACTAACCTGCTGACGTACATCACCACCAACACCGTCGCCCTGGGCATCAACGCGGCGCAGGCCGGTACGGTTCTGACGGTCGAGGCCAACGCGGCCGGCGCCGTCGGCAACGCGATCACCCTGGCGAAGTCCGGCACCTACCCGTCCCTGTCGGCGGCCACCCTGACCGGCGGCGGCGACGACACGACCGTCCTGGCACCCGAGGCCCGGCTGGCCGGGTTCATGGCGCAAGCGGCCGACGCTGATGGCGCGGACCTCGAAGCACCGTACTTCCGGTCCGGCACGTTCAACTACGACCTGATCGACTGGAACTCGGCGGTCGCCTCGCTCGCGGCGGCGCAGGCCCATTGCAGCGGGTCCCCGCTGTTCGTCGACCAGCCGAAGTAACCCGCCGTTTGGCGACCTGATGGAAGGATTCTGAACGGTGGAAATGTACGATACCCGGACGCTGATCGGCGTCATCCGCGTAATGAAGCCGCTGACGCCCTACTGGCTTCAGTACTTCCCGCGCACCCTGACGTTCGACTCCATGGACATCCAGTTCGACATGGTGGCGGACAGCCGCGTGTTGGCGCCGTTCGTGGCGCCGAACGTCCAGGGCCGCGTCATGGCGCAACTCGGCCACACGGCCAAGGTGTTCCGCCCGGCGTATGTCAAGCCGAAGCACGCGGTCGACCCGTCGCAGGGCCTTCCGCGTATGGCCGGCGAGGCGCTCGCCGGGGAAATGTCCGCCGGTCAGCGTGTTCAGGCGATCATCGTCGAGAACATGCGCCGCGAACGCGAGATGATCGAGCGCCGCTGGGAGTGGATGGCCGCGAAGGCGATCATCGACGGCCAGGTGACGGTGTCCGGCGAAGACTATCCGGCCGTGACCGTCTCGTTCGGCCGCCACGCCGATCTCGCGGAAACCCTGTTGACGACCGAACGCTGGTCCCAGACGACCGCCACGCCGCTCGCCGACATCGCCGCCAAGCGCAAGCGGTCGTTTGAACTCGCCCGGACGCCGATCACCCGTCTGACTTTCGGCGCGGACGCCTGGGAATACTTCAGCACGCACGCGGACGTGACAGCCCTGCTGAGCAACCAGCAGCGCGGGTCGACGACCGACTTCTCCCTCGTGGCTGCTGACCCCGGCCCGTTCGAGTATATGGGCCGTCTCGCCGGCTCCGCGGGCACCGGTGGGCTGGAATTGTATCGCTACAGTGATCAGTACGACGATGACAGCGGCACGGCGACCGACGTTCTGGACACGAACACCGTGGTCGGAACCGGCCCGGGCATCCAGGGCGTTCGCTGCTTCGGCGCGATCAAGGACCTGGACGCCGGCCCGAACGGCCTGGCGGCGTTGGAGATGTTCCCGAAAATGTGGACCGTCCCCGACCCGTCGACGGCCTACACCATGATCCAGTCCGCGCCCCTCATGGTGCCGGCCCAGCCCAACGGGGCGTTCAAGCTGAAGGTGCATTGATATGCCGACTCGCGTCGCGCTCCAGCGCATCACTACGTCCCGGGACGGCAAGCGGGTGACCGTCGCCCCGGGAGAAGTTTTCGACTTCACGGCCGAGGAGATCACATCTTTGGCCGGGCAGACCCCGCCCGCGCTCCGTCGGCCGGTGCAAGAGGAGATTCCGCCCGCGCCGGAACCCGTCGCCGCGGCGAAGCCCGCCGCCCGCAAGACCGGGAAGGCGGCAATCCTGGAGGCCGACCTATGATCCGAACCGCCGCCAATTCGATTGACCTGACGCGGGGCCGCAAGGTCATCCAGCTTCGGGCCGGCGACGAGTTCGACTTCACGGAGTCGGAGATCGTCATGCTGACCGGCCAGAAGGCCCTCCGCCCTCTGCCCGGCGAGGCCGCGGCCCCGGCGTTCAACCCTTGGCCGGCACCGGCGGCGCAGGCCGCCGCGGACGAGTGAGCTTCCTCGAAGCCAAGCTCGCGATGCGGAGGGCCGTACACTCTACGTTTGCGGCCTCCGCCCTCTATTCCGACACCCAGACCGCCTCTGCCGTCCCGCTGACCGTCCGTTGGCACTCGGCCGACGCGAAGGCGTACGGCGATATCGAGAGCGTCGGCTACGCCGAGGTCCTGGCCCGTGTCGACCGTCTGGTGTTCAGCCGGGACGAACTGACTTCCGCACAAATCCGCCTCCGTCGACTCGGCCGTGTGGTGTTCCCGGACTACGGGAACGCCGTGTTCGTGCTGGACACCGAGGACCCGCCGGACGGCCCGATCACCGTGGCCTGGACCGTGAGCCGCCCGCCGCAAGACGGGGGGTCGGCGTGAGCATCGAGGTCGACCTTTCCGACGTACGCGACCTGTCCGACTATTTCGCCCGGGCGCCCGACGCCGCCCGCAAGAGCGCTCGCTTGGCGCTGAACCAAGTGGCTGATCGAACCGGGTTGAAGAAGTCCCGCGTCCTGATGCGACAGCAGGTCGCCTTTCCTCCCGGCTACCTGGAGGACCCGACTCGGTTCTTCATTAAGAAGTACGCCCAGGAAACCGATCTGGAGGCCGTGATCGCCGGCCGGACGGAGCCGACATCCTTGGCCCGATTCGCCCGGTTCGGGGCGACCAAGAGTGGCGCCACGGTCACCGTTGCGCCGGGCCGCCCGCGCCGCATGAAGCGGGCGTTCATGGTCAACCTGAAGAACGGCAACAAGGGCCTCGCGTTGCGTCTGGCGCCGGGCGAGGAACTGGTGAACCGCAAGCTGCCGGCCAAACGGTTCGGCCCGGGCGTCGTCCTGCTGTACGGCCCTTCGGTCGACCAGGTGTTCCGCACGGTAGCGGCTGACGTGGCGCCCGAGGCGTTGGACAAGCTGTCCGAGGAGTTTCTTCGACAATTCGTCCGACTGAGCCGGTCGCCGACATGAAGGAGCCGATCGCCCTGGCGGCGCTGAAGGCGCTGACGACCCACCTGGAAGGGATCAAGCCGACGAACGGCTACGACTTCGATCTCCAGGGTCGCGTGTTCCGCGGCCGGGTTCGGTTCGGCCACGGTGAGCCGTTGCCGATGCTGTCGATCCTGGAGGCGCCCCGGCCCGAAGACGGCCTGCTGCTGCCCGTGGCTGCGGAGAACAACCGCCGTAGCGTGCGGGAGTGGGGTCTGCTGATCCAGGGCTGGGCGGTCGACGACCCTGAACACCCGACCGACCCCGCCTACTACCTGATGGCCGCCGTAGAGCAACGCCTGTCCGACATCGTGGCCGTCCGGACGTCCGGCCAACCGGTCGACCCGGCGGTCTACCGCCTCGGCAACAGTGCCGCCGGCAAGCCGCGGATCTCCGGCGCCACGATCGGCCCGGGCTTGGTCCGACCGCCGCAAGAGGGAATCAGCGACACGGCTTTCTTTTACCTGCCGGTTTCGCTACAACGCACAGTAGACCCCGCCAACCCGTACGAGTGAGGCAACCATGGCCAACAATTACGTCCTCGGACGTGGCAAGCTGTATTTCGATCGGTTCGCCGCCGACACCACGACCGGCACCGGTGAACGGTATCTCGGCAACACGACCGAAGTTGTCCTCGCCGTGGCTGTCGAGAACCTGGAGCACTACTCCAGCGACGAGGGCATCCGAATCAAGGATATGTCCGTCGAGACCCAGCGGACGCGGTCCGGCCGGTTCACGACGGACAACATCACCGGCGACAACCTCGGCTTGATTTTCGGCGCGGAGCCGACCAACCGGACCACGACCGAGATCACCGACGACGGCGACACGCTGACCGTTCAGCGCGGGTATTACTACCAGCTTGGCACACGGGCACACCGTCCCGAAGGTGTGACGAACGTCTCGTCGGTCCTTGTGCGCGACAACACCGGCGTCAAGGCGACCGGCACGCTGACGTTCAGCGGCCAGCCGACGGCCGACGACACCCTGACGATCAACGGGGTCGTGATCACGTTCAAGGCGAGCGGCGCGACAGGCAATCAAGTCAACCTCGGCGGCTCGGCCACTCTCACGGCACAGGCCGTCAAGGCGTTTATCAACGACCACCCGGACGAACTCCAGGTCGTCGCGACCGGCGCCTCGACCGTCATCACCCTGACCGCCGTTACGGCCGGCACCTGGGCCAACACGCTCGGCATCGCCCGTTCCGGCACCCACCCATCGCTGTCCGCCTCGGCCCTGGCCAGCGGCACGAACGGCGGCACGATTCCTTCGGCCGGCAACTGGACCGTCGACGAGACGATGGGCCGGCTGTACATCGAAGAAGACAGCAACATCGCCAACGACGACATCCTTGTCGTGTCGTACGATGTCGAGACCCACACCGAAGAAACCTTGACGGCGGACGACCTTCTGGTCGAGGGCGCCCTGCGCTACATCGCCGACAATCCGGAGGGCGACGACCGGGACTTCTTCATTCCCCGGGTCAAACTGTCCCCGACCGGCGACCTGCCCATGAAGGGCGATACATGGCTGTCGGTCACGATGACTTTCGAAGTTCTGACCCTCGGCACCTACAAGCAGGTCTACTGGCGGAAGCGGTGATCCATGGCCCTCGCTGACTACAAGCCGGAGACGCGCAACATCGCGTTTCCGGGCGGCGACTTTGATGTCCGCGGTCTCGGGGTCGCGGACCTCACGATTCTGTTCACGTCGTTCGTCGACGATATCGAGGCGGTCGAACGCATCCTGTCCGGCCAGATCAAGGGCCGTACGCTGACTCCGCAGGCCGGTGTGAACATCGCCATGGACTTTGTCCGCCAGGCGCCGAATTTCGTGTCGGCGGCCATCGCGATTGCCGCGGCGCCGTCGACCGCCGAGTTCGACCCGTCGTTGGTCCGAAAGGCGGCAACCCTGCCGCTGCACGCCCAGGTGACCGCTCTGTCGGCGATCGGCAGCCTGACGTTCCAGGACGTCGCGGGCCTGGGAAATATCTTGGCGACACTCCTCCAGACAGCCGGCGCGATGCTGCCGGCGGAGCCGTCGCCCGGGGCCGCCCTGCCCTAGTCTGGTACTGGCTACAGCGCGACTCGGCGTCCCTGCTGGTCGCCAACGGGTTCACCCGGGAGGAGGCACACCGGCTACCGTTGGGTGTGCTGTGGTCCGAGGCCCATCTCGTACAGCGTCGTGTTAGACAGGCGCACGCGACGGATGCTATCCTGTTCCATGCGGCGGCTGTCGATGTTCTCAGCACGAACAGCAGCCACTTCAAAACGACGCTGGAGCGCCTGACCAATGGTTGATCGTCGGGATGTCGAACTGGCGATGCGGGTCAAGGACCTGGCGTCGGCCGACTTCGCGAAGATCAAGACCGCCGTCGACAACCTGAACACGTCGCTCGAAGCCCAGGTAGCCGGCGCTCGTCAAGGCAAAGTGGCTGCCGGCGAACTCCGCGAATCCCTGTCCAAGCTGGAGCAAATCGAGAAGGCGCTGGTCTCGCAGCAGGCGCTCCTCGACAGGTACCGCGACCTCGCGAAGAAAATGACCGAGTTCTCGGCCGGCGCAAAGACGGCGCGGGACGCATCCGAGGCGCTGGCGAAAAGCCTGACCGCCGGAGAAGTTTCGGCCGCCGCGGCGCGACGGCAGCAGGAGCAGCTTGCCAAGACCGCCGACCGCATGTCCGAATCTTACCACCGGACAC